CTTCATTACTACTGTTCCAACCGCCCCAATGATTATCAATAACATACCGATTGATTCTTTAATGTTAATTTCAGCATTTTTCTCAAGAAGTAAACTGGTAATTGTAGTGATTACCACTTGCCCTGCCATAAATACTGCTCTTGGATAGGCTGGGTTTGAAGCTAATTTAAATGCTGCTCCCGTATAATAAAGCATAAAAAACTGAGATAACATTAATATAATTATCGGAATCACAGGAACCTTATTAAATAATTCAAATGACGATTTGTTGGTTTCCTTCTTTAATTTCTTTAACCCAAGCTGTTTAGTCTTCACAATTTGAATTATGCCTAATAAAATTGTTGCAGAAATTATTTCGTTATTAAGAAATATGTTATTACTAACTTTATTAAGAGAATATTTAGAAAAAATATCATTTACACTCGACCAAAAACTGGCAAATAATGCGTCTTTTAACCAATTATAAGACTTAACCTGACTAAATTGTCCCATAATTGTTATAAATGCACCAAGAATTATAACCATCAACGACCCAAAACGTTTTATGCTAAATTTCTGATGAAATAATAGTAGACTTGCAAAATACGTTAATATAATCTGGGTTCTTGAAACCGCTACAGGTATGCCTGGGTTTGCTATCTCTGAAATAGCTTTGTTAAAATAATAAATAGTCAGACTAAACGTTAAACCCGCCCCAATGGCATATTTCTCTATTTGAAAGGGAACCTTTTTAAATGTATTTAAGGCAACTATCATAATAGCATTAATAAATAGACAAAAGGGAAGAATGGAATCGGCATCATAATTATTCTGTGCTATTTTAATAAAAGACCCATATAACCCTCCTACTAATGTCATAAAAACGGTTGGTAATATCCATGCTTGCATCTATTATAAAATATTATTATATTATAATATTTTATAATATATATATAATGAAAATAAACACAAGAGCAAAACGTGGTAAAAAAAATAAGCAGAGGAAAACGCGGAAAAACTGCATTCATCGCACAACTGCAGACCCTCGCGTCTTTGGTCCTTATGTTTGGCCTACATTACATATTTTCGCTGAACATTATCCTAAATATCCCACTAAGGTAGAACAACGTCAAGCAGGTAAGTTTATACAAGGCTTACCATATATGCTTCCATGTTATCATTGTGGATGCGACCTATTGCACTTTGCGAAAGCACATTTTAAACATACCTCCCTTAAACACGTTGTTGCAAACCAAGAGAACATGATAAACTTTTTTAGAATGGCACATAACAATGTATCAGGGCACACAAAAAACCAACGTTCAGATTGGAGCTACAAAGAGGTCCGGGAAAAATGGGGGAAAAAACATGTTTGTCTTGGTAATAAAAAAAGATGGCTTGGATGCACCCTTAAACGTTCACTTAAAATTAGAAAATAAAAGTTTAATTATATTTTGGTTAAGTTTAAAGGTATAATAATATATAGTATCCAATGGAAAATATATATTCGTTTTTAAATCTTATAGGTGAAATTTTAGGAGAATGGATTATTCATGAACAGCATGCGGTAGAAATCTCCACATATGTGCTGAATGGATTTTAATGGGAACGTAGTTCCCCTCAGAAAAGGAAACCTTGGTTTCTTTTATTTTTATAAAATCTATATATATATGTTAGAATTATTACACAAATTAACCAGTAATAAATGGCACCAACACATGTATAAATATTTTCTTTATATTTCATATGTTCTTTTCATTTTGTCATTATTAGGGATCACATTATTTAAAACAAATTATCTAGATATTTTAAATAAGTTAATTAAAATATACATTGCTGTTATTTTAATAATACGGTTTAATCCATTTATAACGACAAAACTTGATAAACAGAATATTGAATTTGATCGTGAAATATCATTCTCAGCTGGGATTTTACTGTTGTTGTCTATGATTGTGACAACATATATCACACAAATTTTAGATTATGTGGATTTCGCCTCTGATATGTTCTAATGCTTATATGTCCTGCGGTGTTTTTTCTTAATTTGTCGTCGTGTATATTGTGTCTTATTCTTTTTAAAAAATAATTTTAAAAAGACCATCATCTTTTTGCTGATTATTTTATCTATTATTTGCTCATGATGCGTCTTAATTTGTGGGTTGAAGTTATAATGTTTCATATATTCCACTATATTACCCACAAATACATTTTTGTCCTCTTTCAAACCAACGGTTTTATAATAACGCAATGCCATTTCACTAAATGTTAATTCATATACATAGGGACGCGAATTAATATAATCCACATTACTGTGTTCCATATGTGGGTGATATTGGTCATCCAAAAAACATACCAGAGTATTAGCTGGGAGATTTGTGCATTTTAATAAATCACTATATTTTTTACTATGCGATGTTCTACACATTTCAATCTGTTTATTATTTACTTTAAAAGACGCTATTATATTAGTAAATAAACGGTATTTTAACTTCCAATTAAAATAATCGGCAATCATCTCGGTCCACGATTTTGGACCCTGATTATTTGTAAAAATCATCACATCATCACATTCCCCTTTTTTCTTTTTACTAACTAAGTATTTAAGAATCTTCATCATTTGTGGTCTAATAAATTCGGGGAACGTTTCCATTGCCTCAAAAAACTTACCTTTGTCCAGTTTTCTTTTATAATGATTTTGCAAAGCATCCCAAAACATTCCCAACTCTACAAAATGACCTAATGTTTCATCTAAATCAAATACCACTATTTTTTTAACTTTAGTCATACCCTATAGAGAGAAATAATATATTACAAATAATAAAACTTTTTATCAAAAATATAATATAATATGTTTTATATTATATTATGCGTCTTACTACAAAAGATTACAAACATATTCTAACCCATTATAACATTCCTATCCCTAAGAAAAAAACAGATATGGCTGTTTTAGCAGAAAAAATACTTGCTGGTAAAATGTGTCGCTGCATAAAAGCTATATCAAAAAAACAACCTGCTATAAAAGAAGGAAAAATTATAGGTATATGTACAAAAACCATCTTTAAAAAAAGAAATCTTAAGAAAAAAAATTTTACTTGTAAAAAAAAATATAGCCTTACCGGTCTATCTAAAACGGAGAAACTTCTCCCCCTTTAATCTATCTCCTCAACAACTGGTTTCTGACCCGTTGCTTCATCCATACCTTCTGGCATACCTCCTGGCATTCCTCCTGGCATTCCTCCTGGCATTCCTCCTGGCATTCCTCCTGGCATTGAATCTGCCATTGCGGTCTGCATGATCGGCACGACCACAGCCTTAATCTCTGTTAATTTAGCCTCAAATTCTTCACATTCTGCATTTGGGTTGTCCTCCAACCACTTAATACCATCATCAATTAACAGTTCCAATTCCACTGCCTGCTCTCCGAGCTTCTCGCGTATCTCATCCGTTGCCCCATTCTTTGTTGAATACAGGAAATTTTCTAACTCATTTCGTGCATCTAACTTCTTAATGTGTGCCTCATCCTCTGCCTTATACGTCTCAGCATCGTCCACCATTCTTTGAATATCTTCCTCACTAAGCTTGCCGCGATCATTATTGATAACCAACTTTTGCTTCAACCCACTCGCCTCAACCTCTGCAGTCACCTCTAAAATTCCATTGGCATCTATGTCATAAATAACCTTAATTTGGGGCTCTCCACGCCGTGCTGGTGGTATCCCTTCCAAACTAAACTCCCCCAAATTATTATTATCCTTGGTCAGCCGTCGTTCTCCTTCATATACCTTAATAAGAGCGCCTGGCTGATTATCTGCATACGTAGAAAATGTGTTTGACTTATTACATGGAATGGTTGTATTTCTTTCAATGATAACAGTCATCACCCCTCCAGCCGTTTCAATGCCAAGAGAAAGAGGCGATACGTCTAAAAGGAGAAGATCCTCTGTTTTTGTGTTACCAACATTGCCTCCCAAAATACTAGCTTGAATTGCCGCACCATATGCTACACACTCATCTGGGTTCACACTTTGACACAATTTCTTACCGCCAAAATAATCCGTCAAAAGCTTCTGGATACGTGGAATACGTGTCGAACCACCCACTAAAACAATGTCGTCTACTTGTGACTTTGCTAACTTAGCATCCTTCAACACCTTATCCAAAGGTTCCATCGCCTTCTTGAACAAATCGTCACATAATTGCTCAAACTTGGCACGTGTTAATTCTACTCGCAAATCCTGTCCATCCATTAACGATTCACATTCAATGGTAGTCCGGGTGCTAGAAGAAAGGGTGCGCTTTGCTCGCTCTGCTGCAGAATGTAAACGACGTATTGCTCTGTCTGAAGTGTGTATATCACCTCCATACTTTCTCTTGAACTCTACACAACAATGCTCCACAATACGCTTGTCAAAATCTTCCCCACCCAAATGCGTGTCCCCTGCTGTTGCCTTAACCTCAAATATTCCCTGCTCCTGGGACATTGCGGTCACATCCTGGGTTCCACCTCCACAATCAAACACAATGATTACCTTTTCCTGAGTATCCCCCATCTTATCTAATCCATAAGCAATCGCTGCAGCGGTGGGCTCATTAATAATACGTAAAATATTAAGACCAGCAATCGCACCCGCATCCTTCGTTGCCTGTCGCTGGGAATCATTAAAATACGCTGGGACAGTAACAACCGCATCGGTTACCGCCACTCCCAGATAACCTTCGGCAATATTCTTCATCTTTGTCAGAATCATCGCAGCAATCTCCTCTGGTGGAAACTCCTTTTCTTCATTCTTATAATCTACACGGAAAACAGGCTTGGAATTACGATTCACAACATCAAACGTAGCATTGTCTACTTCCATCTTAACTTGTTCGGAATCAAAATCAAGTCCAATAAAGCGCTTGGCATCATAAATTGTGTTATTTGGGTTGCTGGCCGTTTGTAACTTGGCTGCTTCACCAATAAGTCGCTCTGTGTCAGTAAACGCAACCACAGACGGCATCGTGCGATTGCCCTGGTCATTCGCGATAATCTCAATACTGTCGTTTTGATATATTCCAACACAGGAATATGTTGTTCCTAAATCAATACCAATGGCGGGTCCTTTTGTTGTACTCATAATATATATTACTCAAATATCATTTTTATACCTTTTTTATAAATCTAATTTTTTTTAGCCTTTAATCAAAATCTAAATTTTGCCATAGATTTTTCTAAAATCTAAA